TCTTCAATGTTATCTGTCATGTCTCCCTATCCTGTATGTGGGACACTACCCAAGACTTCTAAAACATTTGCAGTATGTAGGTCTTGAGCAGCTTCCGCGTTATCCATTTCCTTTGAGCCCGTAACTTTGACAAGATCGAAGTTTGCACTAGCTCCGAATTCGTCTCGATGGTAGCCCATAAATTTGTAAGTAACTTGGTAAGTTACTTCCTTACCAATTTCAGTGTCAATAAACTGGTCGGCTAGACTGCCGCTTGCTGTCATTCCGCCTTCGAAGGGCATTGCGTTGTTCCTTTAGAGTAACCAAAGTTTTGCGAGCCTGATCGGCGCGCCCCGAAAAAGCAGTGAATTTAGTAAAGATATCTTTAAGGGCTTTTTGCTGGCCCTGCAATCGGTAGATATCTGGCAAGTCCCCAGCAACCGAAAGTTTTCTCATTGTCTCAGTTTGCATTTCTTCAGCAACTTTTGTTGCTGCTACATAATAAGAATGTCCCTGCATATCCATAACGAACTTTTCTACTTTAGCAAGCTCACTAAGTTTCTTTTCTAGTTCGTCAATTTGTATCTGAATATCAGCCATTTAGTGCCCCTTGATCCGCGAGTGTGCGGGTTAGGCTCTCTGCGCCTCCGGCCCCTCCAGGGCCGCTCTCGCGCGTGTTCTGTCTGTCCGGGCCACTACGGGTGTTCGGAGCCGTGGTGCCCGTGTCAGCCAAGCCTGGGCCGCCCTGCGAGATGCCAGCGCCAAGCTCGCCCGTGTTCTGCCGGAGCATGAGTTGCTTTTGCTTGAGCGCCTCACCATGCCCGACTTGGTGCCTGATATTTTCTTGGAGCGCAGAACCTTCCATATCTTTTTCTGCATCCTTGTGAACAATAATATGAAGCATATCATCGTCCCCAGGATTGACGGGAAGATTGATCTCCCCTTCGAGCATCAAATTATTTTCAACTTCAGGATCAAGGGCCGGTCCCTGTGCATCATTAAATCCTTCAGGGATATTAGGCATCATTGCTTCTGCGCCAACATCAGGAAGAATTTGCGCAATGTTAGGAATGTTGAATTCCTTAAGGAATCTCTTGAATAACTGGCCCATATTAATAGAAGTACCAGCCTGTTGCAGAAGAGGTAGCATACCTACCGCACTCTGCATAAGCTGGAGCATTTGATTCTGCCGAACTTGCGGGTTTCCTGCCGCTGGAGCAGACGCAATAGAAAAATCGTACTGCCCTGCGATATGTTCTGGAGTTGCTACAACAAAACGGAACCTGCTTGCTTCCATCGGATCAAGAATTCGGAAGACTTCATTAAACGGCAAGAACTGTTGATCCAAAGCCCAGATCATTTCGGCAAGGTGTTTGATTCCGACTTGAAGGAATTGCCCCTTAAGGACGAGTCTATTTTGCGCTGCCTGTTGAATGAGGCTAATTCCTGTTGCAGTGTCATTAAATCCAGAGGTGTTCTGAAAGGTTCCTGCGATAAAGTCACTAATCCCCGAGGTAAACTGCATGTCCTGCTTAAGTACACTTTCTTCTTGGAATGCACTGGCAAGGCTCGTTAAATCTGTGCGCAACGGGGTAAGATCTTCTGGATCGTCCACCGGAATAATTCCGTTGGGCCGAAACTCTAGCATGCTGCTATCAATATCGCTGTTCTTGCTTTTGAACATCGGGTTCATAGCTTGAACAACGAGATCCGCGCGCTGGTTTCTCTGGTCTGTTAGCTCTGTCTGAAGACTTTCGAGCATCTCAACATCGCCGATGCCATAAAGTTCACCTTCAGTATGGTTTACTCTGCTAAGTTCGATGGGGATCCTACCATGATGGTAATAATCCTGCTCGTCCTTGATAATTAGACCTTCTCCACTACCTCCGCTATCGCTCGACTCGGGCAAACCTTGAGGATAGCAGACCACAGTTGAGTGCATTTCTAACTTATGGCCTTTATTCCCGACCAAACCCCAATAAGCGATGCAAGGGAAGTACTCTCGTCCACCGGCTTTGATGTTATCGGGGCCAATCTTACCAACAGTTTCGAGCCGATCCTGAAGAGTCTGAAAAACATTAGTCAGCCCTGGCATATCCATAAGCTGATTGACATTATTGTTATAGATATTGCTTTCCTTATACTCGTTCAATTCCTCTTTGGTGAGTTGGAATTCGAAACCAGCATAAAGAACGTCGGGGTCGGACCAAGGATTTCCTGGCGTGCCCGGACATTGGAAGTATCTGTAAAGGTCAATGTTCTTTGCGATGGGATTATTTGCAATGACCTTATCCAGCTTGACAACTTGCTCCCCGAGAAAAGAACCATCTAAACCAACACGGGGAACACGCGCCTTAGTTTCTCGTTGTAGATACTTCCAGTCACCAAACATTGGGCCGGTGCCCAGCATTAGGGTCTGCTTTGCCCAAAGATAGAACAATGTTTGCGGATCTAAGTCGCGTTCAAACTGGTAATTGATAACCTCAGCAACGTCTGGTGCTGTAATTTCGGAATTGACTTTTCTTCCTGAAGCCTCAACAAATCGGCCAGAGCCAAACATTTGTTGCATGAGCAACGGTAGTTGCGTCTCGATGATAGTAAAGACATAAGGTATGAATAGCTGGGACTCGAACGGATAAGCTTCTCCTGTACCTGTTGTAGAGATTTTGGAACGGTACATTCTATAGTAACGGTCCCAGTCATCCGTAAATTGACTCCTGTAATCTTTAGCCCAGATGTAATCTTCGTAGATTCTCTTGGCTAGATCTGCTTGGGCCTTAGATTGTTTAAATTCGCTACTCATCTATTACACCGCCCAAGAAAGAAGAAGCCACTCGTTAGGGTCTTGCATGTACTTACCGTATTCGTGCCCAGCATCTATTTCAGAGAAGATGTCGCTCCGCTTCCTACCATCCAAACGCGCGAAATGTTGAAGATTGAGGAGAACGGAACGATTCTTCTTATGGATCAAAGACTCTACTTTTTCTAGGTCTAATCTTTGTGCTTCCAAAATGACCCTAGAAAAAAGTTTAGAGCCTAGCATTAGGGTTTGTGCGAGAGGAGCTACCGAGCAATGGGTGAGGTAGTAGGTCTTATCGAAGGTCAAAGCCCTGGTCATTCCTAGAACAACGTCAACGTCCTCATAGTCTGGTAGATACTCGTTCTTAAGTATACTCTCATCATCTAAATCTACTCGGATGGTTCGTTTAGCAATGAAGATGTCAGCCCCAGAACCACCGAACCTATTACTAGAAAGCTCACGATCCAAATTAATAGGTTGAAAAAGGATCCTGTCGTCAGCAAAGCCACTCTCAGTCTTCCATTGATAAAAAACGAAGTTCTTAAGATACTTGCCGTGCTCTAGTCGAGCGCGCTCGATGACGATAGCCGGTCCTGTATGGATTAGTTCCATTACATTCTTCATAGACAATTTTCCTCTTTGGCAACTTCTTTGGAAGAGGGTTAGCCATCGCAAGTTCTACAGCATCGGCTAGCGCGTCTAAAATGTCGTCGCTGTCCCCGAAAGGAAATTGGTCTAGCTCTTGGGTAAAAAGGTCCAAGTTTTCTTTTGCTTCTGGTAGAGTCTCGCCTTGTTCGTCTACAATAGGGATGGCCCAATAAATCTTCTGGCCTTCGAGAAAAGGTTGGATCCTTTCAATACGCCCCTCTTTCCTAGTGTGTGTACTTCTCTTGATACCTACGATCTCACATTTAATATTTCGGCGTCTCTTTTCTTTTTCCACGAAAAACTTAAGTGTGGTCTGAAAAGCGACAGCTTCGATGCCAGATTGACGGGGCCGGTGTAACGCCAGTTCGCTCAAAAATTCGGAGATATGTTGATCTGGATTCCACTGACCCCGCCTAAACCCTACAATAAATAGATCCCCATCGGAATTGATCGCTACGGTTATGATTACCGCGTTATCACTTGTCTCGGTCTCTCCAACGGTGGGATCTAAAGTAGTATACTTGTATAACCTTGTTTCTTTTGCTTGGTGTGGTTTCTGAACTATCTGAAGATCCTTCACCCGAAAAACTTTATCTTCGGCTGGCTGGGGATCATTACAGTATTGGCAGTTATAAATATACTTCTTCTGTCGAGCTTTGAGTTTCCGAAGGTGTTCAACAGTAAATCTTTCGGGGAAGCTCGGCTCGGCTTCTTCATCGTTGAGGTCGTAACCTTCGCTACGGTTCTTTAGGTCTTGGGTGAGGAACTTTATGTACAACGGGTTTTCGCCTAGCTTCACAAGTTCCTTGTCTGTTTTAATGACTGCGCCATAAACGTCCATGTAATGCCAGCGAGTACCAACAATTGTGTGCTGATCGTGGGGAGGGTCTAGTAGACTTTGGTACTCCGCTAGAGCCTCAATTACTTTCAATCGCTGTTCGGCAGTTTTGGCGTTTTCTTTGTTGACGATATCGTCGAAGATGATCCAGTCGTAATGGGATGAAACCACCGCGCTTTCGATCCCCGAAACCGAGAATGTAGGCTCTCGCAGTTGAAAACGGGTTCTCGCAGGCGTAGTAAATTCGCTTTGCGTTCCTGCTCCACTCGCTTTAGTTGGGACATGCTCGGGAAAGAGGCGGGCGAAAACGGGGTTTCTGTTGAAGTGAGCTTCGATTTCCCCGAGAAATGTTTTGGCTTTTCCGAGAGTGGCATTTGTTATGAGCCCTCTTGTATTGGGGTCTCGTAAAGTCTTCTGAATTGAGCCTCCAATTGTGATAATCGTTGACTTGAAATGACCTCGGGGGTGGAGATGGAGTTGGTCTTGATCTCTGTAGCGGGTAACAGAGGAACAAATCGGTCTATGATAGTGCTCGACGAGCGCATCGTATCCGAGGATGTTTCGACAGAGGTAGAAAAGGTCATTGCTAGCCCGCCTGCGCTCGGCTTGAAGGTCTACACTTCTTTGTTCGCGTCCGCTTAATGCGTTAAACTGTTGGCTCAGTCGGTGCTTTTGTTGGGCTTCAGTTTCTTCGTTTCCCCTCATTCCATCGGTGCCAATGCAGTTTCTTCTTGCACTTCAGAAATCTCGGCATCGACTACATTCAGGATCTCTGCCTGAATAAAAGTAGCCCCCTTCTTCGGTCGGCCGCTATCGTCGGACGCACCGCCACGGTCGCCCGATGCCCCCGAAGAAGGGGTGCCACCCATAATGCCAATAACGCTAGGGGGCTTATGAATATTTCTAGCCTCACGCTGCGCTTCGTACACAACCTTGGCAGTATCGGCCAAAGTCTTAATGTCTTTCACTGGTACTTTCTCAAAGTCTTCGTCGTCGGTCTGTGTAAAGCGCGTAATCTTCCTCTTAACCAAGTCTCTGAGTGGTGTAAAAAGGGTAGAATCGTACAAACCGTCGATATGTTCGGTAATCTTTTCCTCGTCGGCAATCATTCGCTCGTATTGTCGATCTAGGAATTGCTTTTGTTCATTGATCCATGCAGGATTTGTAGTATTTTGCTCAACAAAAAGCGCTACTTCGTCCGGTTTGGTGTCTTTATCGAGAGCAGCAACACTATTTGCCAACTGTAGCGCGTTTGTTGCTGTGCCTGTGATGTACAATTTGCGGATATGGAGTCGAATGATCGGGGACAAGCTGGGGAAATCATCAGCAAAGCCGCCGTCTGCACTCTTCTGTAGGTGTAGGGTTCCGCTCATGTAGCTGGTGTATCATAAAAGGATGAAAAAGCAAGAAAATTTTTGGGAAAAATTTGAAAAATTTGAAAAATTTGGGAATCTTTTTGGGGTGGTCAGTCGTTGATATACGCGCCCGGGGGGCCAAACCGCGCCCCGCCCCGGGCTCGCTCCTCATTCTCCGGGCGCGTGCCGCGTCTCCTCCCTCTGTGTCGCTTCAGGGCGCCTCATTGGCCCCAGGAGGGCCGGAAGCGCATCGGGCTGGCCGCTGGCCCCGAGAGAAGGGGGAAGGCTCACAGCCCCGGCTAGCCGACCCTTGCGGTCCTGGGAGAATGGTGCGGGTTTCGTCCTATTCTGCATAAGCCCTTGTCAATGCTCAACTTATGATTTTCGGAACGCTCGTTTAGTTACCCTTCCCGGTTATAAACCCCTGTCAATGCTCAAGTTAGACTCCCCCCCCAAAACTACCCTACTGCTATCCGATTCCAACAAGCATCACCCTCAAAAACACCTCTATTACCCTAACACTGTTAGGTACTTAACTACTTATTTATACTAGGTTTAGAGTAGTAGTAGTAGTAGTAGTAGTAGTAATAGAAGGAAGTAAACGATCATAAGTTGTTGGGGATAAAGGAGTTATGTCAATGTGTGCGGGTTTCGGGGCCATTCTATGGAATTAGAAAAGCCTGAGTGTGCGGTTTCCGCACTTTAGGTGCTTGTTAGGGCACTAACCATTGAAAATCAACAAAACCGTTGAAAATCAACGGTTCCTTGAGATCCAGTCTCAAACAGGACAAATAGTCCCAATCCCTGAATTTCTTGGGACATTTTGACCCAGAAACTGTTAGGGTACTGTTACCCCACGGATTTTTTAACTCGTTACCCAGCAACAACTTACACGATCTTCCACGGTTTGGCATGGTCTTCGCGATGTCCCCCATCGCAGTCAGTTTTCGTTTCTCGAACAAAAAGGAAGCAAGACACGATGGAAACCACGACAAGTTATTACCCTGGACAGGAAGTAATGTCCCCTAGTGGGGCTGGCAAGGTTTTGTGGGCTGACACAAAATGCGTTCACGTTCTTGTTTACAGAAAAGCTACAATCCCTGGCTATTGTGGTTCA